TTGAAGCGTGGATCCTCATACGGCACGCCGGGTGACCTGCTCGACTTCAAACCAATCAATTCAAAGCACCCTTGGGTGGTGTGTCTCAAGCAAGCGATTCGTAGTCATGAACAAGCAGGTAGTCTCGCTTGGATGATGATTTGCAGACGAGACCATCGCCTGCCGATCGTGTATCTAGAAGCGAGGATCCTTAGGATGTTGAGAGGCGACAGCGGTCCAATATCAAGTGACTCCAATTTCGTGAAATTCTATTTGACCATTAAGCAGGAGTCCCTGGGATTCGACCGTATCTGCTTCACAGGGCTCCCACTAGAATCCTTCCTTGAATCCATTAGTCCCAAACAGATAATAAGAACGGTCAAAGGCTACAAATGAGCAAACCCAAACTCAAAGCACTAGGGAAAAAAGTCACCAAGTTTGAGGGTCTGGAAGTATTCCCAGCCCCAAGCGGGATCCAGAGAGTCATCTGCACCTCCGATGAGGTGACTGCTCTGTGCCCGGTGACTGGACAGCCAGATTGGTACATCGTCAAGATCGACTACATCCCTCAAAAGCTCTGCGTTGAATCGAAAACACTCAAGCTCTACCTGCAATCCTTCCGGCAGCAAGGTCACTTTTGTGAAAGGTTCTCCAGCATCATTGCTCACCAGATCCTGAAGACCCTCGAACCCTTGAAAGTGTCAGTCACAGTCACCCAGAAACCACGCGGCGGTATCGCCATCGAAGCCACCACCTGCTTATGAAAAAAGTCTTAGTCCTCACTTCGGGCGGAGTAGACAGCACCACACTCCTTTACCATCACGTTAAGGGAGGTGACGAAGTCCAAGCCATCGCTTTCAACTATGGCCAGCGGCACAGCAAAGAACTTGAATATGCTCATCTCAATGCGAACCTGTTGCAAGTCCCTTTCACACTGGTAGACGCATTATTCCTGGGGCGGATCTTGACCGGCAGCTCGCAGACCGATGCATCGGTTCCCGTGCCGCAGGGTCACTACTCTGAAAACTCGATGAAGGCGACTGTCGTTCCCAACAGGAACATGATCCTCTTGTCCATCGCTATCGGCGCCGCTATCGCAAAGAAGCTGGATTATGTCGCCTACGCTGCCCACGCGGGCGACCATGCCATCTACCCAGACTGCCGACCAGAGTTCGCCAGGGACATGGGCAGGGTGGCAAGCAAGTGCGATTGGAGGCCCATAAAGCTCTTGAGGCCATTCGTCAAGATGAGCAAAGCCTGGATCATTGGTCACGGGAAAGAGTTGGGTGTGGACTATTCCAAAACCTGGAGTTGCTACGAGGGAGGCGCTTTGCACTGTGGCCGCTGTGGAACTTGTGTCGAACGGATTCTCTCCTTCAAAGAAGCGAAGGTTGACGACCCTACCACCTACCAAGATCCAGAGTTCGCAAAGCAATACGAGAAATGATTGATCTTGAACAAGAGCAGCAAGAGATTGAGCATCTTCAATCTCGCCTCACACTGTCGAAGCAGACTGTCGAGAAAGAAGAGAAAGAGCTGAAGGGAGCCGAGCAGAAGTTGAAGGATACTCAGACTGCCCAGGAGATCCTTCAACTTCTCGCCCAGGCTGTTCAGCAGAAGGCCCATCAACGCATCAGCGAGGTTGTCAGTTCTTGCCTTTCGACAGTGTTTGAAGATGAGGCGTATAGATTCAAAATTGAATTCGAACGGAAACGTGGAAGGACCGAAGCCAGATTGAGATTTACCCGTAGGGAGTTAGAAGTGGATCCACTCACGGCAGCAGGTGGTGGAGTAGTTGACGTGGCTTCATTTGCTCTGCGTTCGGCTTGTCTTATCCTACACCGCCCTCGACTCAGTCGTGTTATCGTCATGGATGAACCTTTCAAGTTCTTGAGTGCTCAATACCGAGAAAGAATTCGATCCATGTTAGAGCAACTCTCAAAAGAATTGGACATCCAGTTCATCATGGTTACCCATATCGAGGAACTCGAAACGGGAAAGATCTATGACCTCTGAATCCCGATTTTGGGAGAAGGTTGACATACGATCAAAAGAAGAATGTTGGATTTGGAAGGCTGCACTCAACGATGGTTATGGTTTCTTCTGGACGGGGAAAAAGGTTGATGGGGCTCATAGGTTCTCCCTAGAATTGAAATTAGGGAGGGAGTTGAAGAAAGGTGAATGGTCTCTTCATTCATGCGACAATCGTCCTTGTGTGAATCCAAATCATCTCTTTCTAGGAAATCCAAAAGCCAATACCCACGACAGCATTCAAAAAGGGAGATTTGCAAGAGGGGAATTGGCAGGGATTTCCAAACTAACAGAAGATGAGGTCCTTCAAATCAGGAACCTCTACCACCAAGGGAAGACAGCAAAGGAGTTAGACGAGATGTTTGGGATAAAAGTCACCAGTTTCATAGTCAAAGGTCTCACCTGGAAGCATGTCGGCGGTCCTATCCAAACGGTAGACATGAGGAAATTAAGAAACGGACGGAAACCAAAATGAGAAAGATTCTCCAAGACACTGACCCCATGCCGTATGGCAAGCACGGACCCAACGGCACCGAACCCTGCATGATGCAGGACGTGCCGGCGCAATACCTTCATTGGCTTTGGGTGAATGGTTTGAAGAATGAAACGAAAACTTCAAACGTCGCTGACTACATCCAGCGCAATCTCGAAGCCCTCAAGAAAGAATGGCCCGACGCTATTTGGAGCTAAGGAGTGAATTGAACCTCTACCAGGCTGACGCGAGCTGCCCAGTGGAACTCCGCAGCTGAGTAGTTGGTGGCTGTTACCCGGATCCTCAATGAATCATGTCCCGTATCGGCATCCACTTGAGGATCACCGAAGGTGTTAGACTCGTCACCGGCAAGCACAGTCACAGTCACAGTAGGAGCCTTCGCCTTCGCCGGGTCGAATTTCCCAGCTGTGCTGTAGGAAGGATTGGTGGCATCCCAATTATCAGTGATCTTCACCGTCCCATCGTTATTGTAGATGGCTCCGGTGATCTTCCAAGCCCCGGCGACTGCCGCTGCGGCTCCTCCTCCACCCGTCCAGCTCAGCAGCAAGATTTCAAACGCCCAAGCTGTGTCCAGCGGGATGGTCAATCTGGGATCTGACTCATCCTCCATCAGCAATTCAGTTTGGGTGTTGTCTGTCGTGGTAGCTGTCAGAAGACACTCAAGGCGAACTGCGCTGATCATCTTGTTGAGCTTCTCCCGAACCGAAAGCCCCTGCTCGTTATTTTCAATTGGTTCAATATTCATGATTGGTCCTTCCAGTAAAACCGGTCCACCCACTGTCCTCTATCGTCCCACGTTCCTTTTGCGAGAATCCAAAACGGACCGGTCACGAGCGTCGTGCAACCCGCAAACAACGACAAGAGAATGATGAATTGGCGACGATTAATCATACCAAAATTCACCATCCAACCAGTAACCGTCATCATTCCAAGTGGTGTCCTCAAGAATCCAGAAGAGACTGATTTCTTGGATCCAAGGACCCTGCCCGTTGTTGATGCCCGCGACCCGAACGTAGAGTGTGCCCGGCAACACAGGCAGCGCGATCGTCGGCCGGGTCACTGTCCCGCGATTCTCCCAGCTTGTCCCGTCCACCGACGTTTGGACAATGTAGCTCTGGGCGCCTAGCGCAGGCGGCCACGTTGCGACAATGTTGGACTCTGGAACATTCGTCCTGGTGAGGTAAAGAGCTTCAACGACAGGGAGGTCAGGCATCACCGGAGGAACTGAAGGAGTTAAGAGAGGTGGTGCGTCTTCATCATCAAACGTGTGAATGATAGGAGCGTCATTCACCAAAGTGATACGAACCCTCTCTCCTCCCTGGGGCTCCATCTTGACCACCTTCCCATACTTCGTGACATTCCCTGTTTTGCCGAATAAGAACAGCATCGGCTCTGACGCCCCGCCCAGCAAGAAATCAGGTTCCTCATCCAGCGTGACAACGACTTGCTTTGAGTCAGGAGTCTGGGTGGCAGTAACAGGACCGATGATATCACCTCTCTTGTCCCTCAAAAGGATCTGGTAGGTGAAGCCATCTTCAAACACGAGTGGTTCAGACACGTAGAGGAGGTAATCATCACCCACCTTATCCACTGACACGATGAATCCTGACTGACCCCACTGAGGAAGGTCATGACTGATAGCAACCAAATCTCCATAACTAGGCAAGAATCCTTCCATGCCTGTCTCGAAAGTGATGTTCTCCCTCAGATACTTTCGAGACGCGAGCATGTAAAGACCTTCATGGTAGGCGTGATCACGATTTTGAATGCCTGGAAAGCGAATATCTTCAGGATTGTCGCTTGTGCCACCCGGCAGTGTGGCTATTACTTGCTCT